GCATCGATAAATTGAGGTTTCAATATGTGTATGCCTCTCTTATACTCATTCAGTGCCACTTCATAGTCATAGTTGGAAATAGGTCTCACTAGATCCTCTTTAGGCACCACAGTACCATCAGGTCGTGAGTATTGGAAATCTTGAGGGACTTCAAATCCAGGTCTTAGGATTACATCACCCTGTAAGTTTCTAATTTCTTGTGTTACCCAATGATGGACACTTTCTACCTCATCAGCACCATATTTACGGACCATATGGTTATACATCTCTTGCTCTGACATAGGCCATTCATCGTAGATGTTGATGATGTTATTTGTCAGCAGGATAACCCAATCGTAGTTAACATTGCCATACATCTTGTCAGCAATCTGATCTGGTCTTTCATTATTTTGGATTGTGTATTTTTCAAATCCAAGAATAACGTCACTCAGATCTTCCCTAATTTTTATACGACGAAAGAGATTCTTCGCCATAATATAAGGATCATTACTACCTGTGCGGTAACTAGATGTCCTTACGAATACATCGGGTAAGTATGAGAAATAATTTGCCATTAGTCGTCTGAGAAGTCTTCGCGTGTGCGGTATTTTGTCTCTTGGAAAGTAAGACTCATATTATATACTGCAAAACCAAAATCCTCGGTGTCCATACCAGGAATTTGAGTGCGAATTGCGGTAGAGTCACCGAAATCAACAGACATGTCTTGCAACACCATTCTGTGTGGGAAGCGTAGTAATGTATTCATGTAACCACCCTTTGCACTTCCTTCACCTAATTCTTCTTCACCACCCTTGGAAACATATCTAACAATTTCTGCCCTAAACTTATCAGGTATGAGCAAGTAATCGTTTCCATCCTTTGCTGGGTGCATTGCTTGCCTAAGATTACTGATAATTTCATAAATTGTCTGCACATCAGCAGCACTCTTAGGCACAAATGTAAATCTGAAATTATGAGAGATGAATCCAACACCTTTGAAGAGCATCTCCTCATAAGGGTTAAACACTTTACCTTGGGTTATTTGACTAAGGTCATTAGAATCAAGGTTAAATCCGTAAGGTGATACTTCACCAACTACAGTGTTGATTGCTGTGGCACCAATTTTGAATCCGAGAGCAGGTTTCGCTGCTTTTGCCGCTCTAGACACACTGTTTCCGAATGTTTCACCATCAAGAGATCCACCACTATCCAATACATCAGTAGCAGCATCCATCACTGCATTACCAACTGCACTGAGATTCTTGCCTTCATATTTGGCAGAGTATTTCTCATTCAAACCAGGTGGTAAATAAAGATATAAACTCCCTCTAAGTTTACCACTTGCCTTATCAGATTCCTTTCCTCTCTTTAAGTGCTGATAAATATCTAATTTAAGGTAGTCTACAACTTCAGTAGGAAAAGAAGCACTCTCTCTTACAGACGATCTGCTACTTCCATTAGTCCCTAAGGGTTTTACCCTCGGAAACACCAAAGTGGAGAATTTTTTTAGGCTCATGAGTTATTCTGGAAAGTACAAACCGTCAAATAGACATAAGTATAAGGGTGATCCCACAAATATTATTTATAGGAGTTTGTGGGAAAGAAAGTTTATGGTGTGGTGTGATAAGAATGTAAACGTGATTGAGTGGGGCAGTGAAGAGATCGTTATTCCATACATCAGTCCTGTTGATAATAGGATTCATCGCTATTTCCCCGATTTTTACGTCAGAGCACGCACTAGAAACGGAGGGACTCAGAAATTCATTATCGAGGTTAAACCGAAGATACAATGTAATCCCCCGAAGAGACCAAAAAGGCAAACTAAAAAATACATAACTGAGGTGAAAACTTACGGTGTCAACCAAGCAAAGTGGAAGGCAGCAAGAGAATACTGTAAGGACCGTCGTATGGAATTCCTAATCCTCACAGAAACAGAGTTAAACGTATGAGCATCTTCACTGATGTCAAAGACCTTGCAGAAGGCAAGTCACAAACAAAGGAATGGTATCGCAGTCAACTGCAATTTGGTCTGGAGCCATATCAAGGCACCTTTGAGGTTGGTGATATCATATTCTTTGCATATTCTGCAGCAAGTGAAAAACTGCAGTTTTATGACAGATTTCCGATGGTGAAGATATCCGACAAAGATGATCCTAACCTCCAATTCTCAGGTGGTAACTTACATTATCTACGTCCTACGGCAAGAAAGACAATCGCTGCACAGTGGTCTATGGGCAGTCCCGCGTATCCTGCCCGTTGCCATCATAAATACTTTATGTCAAATGCTACCAACATCTATACTGTTAGACCGATTGATCTGCAGGACATGACTCCATTGCCATTAGAGCAATTCCTATTTAATGCAGCAGGTCGTTGGATCGAGGTCCCTAGCAGTCATATCTGGAGTCGAGTTTAATGAGTTACAGAAATCCCAATAGTTTTCTCCGATTTGCTGATCTAGTAGCAAGTGGTGAGAAAGATATTGCTAAGTCAAATCTATTTTCGGTGGAGATTACTCTTCCAGCGATGTTATATGCTACTGGGAAAGCACCTCAGTATAGAGAGCACTACGAATCTATCAATTACTTCGCTGACAGTGTAACCATACCTGCTAGAAGAATTAAGACTCAAGCAGTCAAAACTGTTGGTATGCCATATGATTATGCATATGGTCAGCAGAAACAAGAAGTCAGAATGTCCTTCATCATGACAAAGGACATGTATCATCGTCAATTCTTTGAGACTTGGATGAATATGACTGCTAACGATTCTGAAAACAGAGTCACCTTTTATGATGAATACACAGCAGACATTCAGATTCTGAAATGGGAGAATGGCGCTAACGTTGTATATAAGGGTGCTACTAATTTTAACGGAAGACAAGTCAATTTTGAGCAGAGAATGAATAGGTCAACTGCAGTATGGCAGATGTATGGTGCATATCCATTCGATATCTCAGCAATGTCTCTTAATAACGGACCAGCAGATCTATTGAAGATTGACGTTGACTTCAAATATGAAAGATTTAGATTTGACACGGTTGCAGAGGATATTCTCACCTTCAACCCCAATGCCAACGATAAGGTTATTCGTAACTTTGATGAAATCTTTGCTCGCTTAGGATTTGCTTCCGAGCAGGTAGATTCTTCATTCTTTGGCACCTAAATAAATTTAATAGTTATGGAGCATTATGCCTTTACCTAAGCTCGCTATCCCCGAGTATGATCTGAAGTTGCCTATCACGGGCACCAAAGTTACCTATAGACCTTTCCTTGTAAAAGAAGAGAAACTTCTCTATCTTGCTATGGAGTCGCAAGACGACAAGCAGATGATCAAGGCAGTTAAGACCATTATTAAGAATTGCACTAATCTGAAACAAAAAGTAGAAGATCTTGCAACTTTTGAGATTGAGTATATCTTCCTTCGCATTCGTGCTACTGCTGTTGGTGAAGCAAGTGAATTCAAAATCACCTGCCCCGATGATAATGAGACTCAGGTCGAAGTAATGGTGCCACTCAATGAAGTTGAAGTGGAAATTCCTGCTGATCATGAGAAGAAAATGCTTCTCGATGATAATGTGGGTGTTGTTATGAAGTATCCCTCTCTTGATGTATTCATTAGTCAGAATATGTCAGATAATCCTAATATCGAGGATATCTTTGAGTTAGCAGCAGGGTGTATTGAAAGTGTTTACGATAAGGAAGAAGTCTATGACAACTTCACTAAGGAAGAAGCACTTGAATTCTTGGAAAACTTGAATTCTGAGCAGTTTGCAAAAGTCCAAAAATTCTTTGAGACTATGCCTAAACTGACATACACACTTCAGGTTACTAACCCGAAGACTAAAGTTACATCTGATGTTGTGCTTGAAGGACTTGCAAGTTTTTTCGCATAGCCCTACTGCACGACAGTCTTGAAAACTACTATAAAACAAACTTTGCCTTAATGCAGCACCACAAGTATTCACTAACCGAGTTGGAGAATATGATTCCGTGGGAAAGAGATGTATATGTGAATCTTCTCCTCGCACATATTGCTGAGGAAGAAAGACGGCAACAGCAAGATCAATCACGCATGTCCCTCTAATGGCAGCACTCCGTAGTTTCGTCAAAATTCAACCGATAACTGGTAAGTCAGGTATCGCTCAAAACATGGATCAGGTGCGTAAAAGCATCAATCGCATGGGAGCGGTAACAGATGGCATTGCCAAGAGTTTGTATGACACTACTGAGCTTCTAAAGTTTGAAACAGAGTATCTTTCAGACAATTCTAAGACTGAAGTCACGACTATCAAGAGGAAAGAGAAGAAGGATAAGACTGCATGGACTGATTCCATGCGTAAACTCCGAAGGACTTTCCGAAAGAAGAAACGTGATCGATTAGAAAATGAAGCAGAAAGGGGCGTAGAGGAAGGCAAAGAAGAAGCTAGAAAGGCAGTTGCAAAACAGAAACCCAAACTAACTACGTTTGGTAAATTCCTGAATGGTCTTGCCAAGGTCTTCAAGTATATGATTATATTTGGAGCACTAAACTGGTTAAGTAACCCGCAAAATGCTCAGAAAGCAGTAAAAGTTTTCAAGTTATTATTCACCATTGGCAAGTTTGCTTTTAACATTGCAAAGATGGGAATTGGTCTAGTCTTTGACGGACTGACTAATGTAATTGGTAACTTTAAGGATGAAAATGCCATCAAACGTGCATTCCGAGGTATACTTGGAGTCATGCAGTTGATGGGTGGACTTGCTGTGCTTAGGACAGCACAGTATATGATCATGCCTTGGAAGTTAATGAAGGACGTTAATCGTCTGAGAATGATCTTCCAGATGACCAACCAGCAGTCTGCAGAGGCAGATGCTAACAGGAAAGTAAGAAAGACTGGATATAGAGATAAGAAAACTGGAGTTATTTACTCCAAAGAAGAATACGAAGCGATGAAGAAGTCTGCCGCAAAGGCAGACCGTAAGAGTCCTGGCGCTAAGAGAGCATTTGAGGACAGATTTGGTAAAGAGAGTCGTTTCACTAAATTCAAAGGTAAAGCATCTGCAGCACGAAAAAGATTTGGTGCTGGTGCTAACAAAGTATTTGGTAAGCTCGGCGGTAAGTTAAACGTCGGCATGAGCGTTGTAGGTGGCGCTGGTAGGATTGCGGCAGGTCTCGCGATGGGCGAGAAGACATCCTCTGCTGTTGGTGCTGGTGTAGGTCAGGGTATTGGTGGTTTACTTGGTGGTGTAGCTGGCACGGCGTTGCTAGGACCCTTCCTTGGACCCTTTGCACCTATCGTTGGTAACGCAATCGGTAGTTTCTTAGGTGAGTGGGTAGGTAAAGAGTTAGGTCCAATCATGGAGCCTATCTTCGGACCTATCGGTAAAGCATTCAAGATGATGTTTGAGGTGGTCAAGCAGACTATCGGACCTCTATTCAAGCAGATATCTGAGCCCTTGGGGATGATATTCTCCCTTATAGGTCAACTTGGTAAAGTCCTGATAGATGCTGCTGGAGTCCTTGGTAGTTTTGTTAAATTGATATTTGGTGGACTGATGGATGTCATTGGTGGCACCGTCCAGTTTGTTGTAAATAACGCCAAACGTTTGATGAATCCTGCATCTATCGCAGGTGGTATTGCTGACGCATTGACATTTAATCTCTTTGACTTTGATAAGGAGAATAAGAAAGCAGCGGGTGGTTATGTAGGGATGGCAGCAGGCGGAGCCCTGCAGTTTGGTAGTCACCCTGAAGTGCTTGGAGCAGTTGGTGGAATCCTACTCAAGTCGATGGTAGGATCATTTGGTGCATTTGGATTTGTTGGTAATAAAGTAAAAGCAGTCCTATCACCTGATATCCGAAAGATATCCTCTGGACTGGGTGTCAAGGTCAGCACTGGTAGTGGTGCAACTGCTGGTGGTGTAAGTAATAGTGTATCATTCCAACCAACTCAGAAGGAAGAGAAAAAGGTTGAGAATGTTAAAAATCTAACCTATAAGAAGAATATCTATAATGCCATCCATGATGGGTTAAATAAACTTCTCATCGGTGGTATCAAGATCTTTGATCCTGCTGCTGCAGCACAGATTGAGCAGCAGAGAGGCAATACTTCATCATCTGCAAGTGGATCATCACCATCTAGTCCTAGTGGATATACGGGCAGTAGTGGTGCGACAGGCAGTGCAAATGAAAAAGCAGTACTGAATGCTATTGCAGATGCTGAAGGCACAACCAGATATGCTAATAATGGATACAACACTCAATATACTGGTAAGCAATTTACAGGTGACAAACATCCTAGACAGATTCTCGGTCCCTCTAGTCTAAGGTCTGACGCTGCTGGTAGATATCAATTCTTGTCTACAACTTGGGATAGTGTGATGGGTGATCCCATGACACCAGAGAGACAAGATGAGGGTGCTCTAAAACTTATTAAGAGACGTGGTGTTGATATTAGTAATGGTCTTTCAATTTCGGAGATCTATAGATTAGGTGGTGAGTGGGCATCCATTGAGGGTGGTCCCGACATGGTGAAAGGTGGTGGATACGGCGGTCAAGCAAAGTATTCAGCTGAAACCTTCCTTGGAATGTATGAAAAGTATGGCGGACTGGTGGAGCGAGACGCTGGTGGTGAAGTAGATAAGAATGGTTTGCCCAAAGACAGAAACATGATGAGGCGTCTGAAGAGGGCTCGCGCCAACATGAAGAA